GATTAAAGATGAATTTGACAATTGGTGTAAGCAATTTAGATAGTAATAAATTTTAATAATATGAACAACAGAAACGAACACGATAAACAATGGTACTTCACAACGTTTATTAAAGCTATTCAGTTATTTTTTTATCTAATAATGATAGGGATGGTTTTGATACTTTTATTTAGTTGTAAAAACGAAACCATTAAAAAAGATGGTAAAACATACGAAATACAAGCGCATTGTGTTGATGGATATTTTCAGATGGTTTATGACGGTAAGACTTATCACAATGTTTTTATTTGTACCGAATTTAAAAATGATACTGTTTTGATTGGTAACTATGATAAACCAATTGTTGCCGATACGGTAAAAAATGATTGGGTTCGGGATGAAAATATTTGTATTGAAAAGCGGTTAGTTTATGAACAGATGATTAATGATATTGATAGATGACAGAAGCACAGAAAGATAAGTTATGGGTTGACTATTTTGTAACTCGTTTCTTTTGGAATAAGCTAACAAATAACAATTCAACAATCGTAGGAATACTAGACTTTCATAAAGAATTTGAAAACCCAATTAAAAAAGCACAACAAACAGGATTAGATAATTATGAATCATGGAATTGGAAATGGAATGTTATTAAATAAAATTTCTTATATTTGCTTCAATGGATAAGTTCTATTTGATAGCGAAAAGTATAGCAGGTGAATTAGGTAATGACTTAGTTCACCATACTTTTTTATTGATGCCTGATATTGATT